ACCCCTTGCAAATTGACACCCCTACCCAGAATGACACCCCTATCTCAAATGGTAGGGGGGGCTGTCACCCAATTCTTGCAAAGCCACATAAACAAAAGGCTGAGGTGCTGAACCAATCATTAACCAATAAGTATATAGAGGATGACCTTTGGGATGAGTTTTTAACAATCAGGAAAAAGGTCAAAGCCATCAACAGCCCAAGAGCTTTGAAAACGCTGATTAACAAAATTGAAAAGTTTCACCGTGAGGGGCATGACGTTAACGCCTTGGTGGAGACAGCAATAGTCAACAGTTGGAAAGACATCTACCTACCACGAAAGGAAAACCCAAATGGAAACCGTCAAAGAAATAATGGCCCAACCGCAACAGAACTCGCGACAAACATGGAGTGGTGAACAAAAGGAAATGATCAACAAGATTTTTGCCACGATCAAAGTCTTGTACCCGACGAACGCTTGGAAGAATCAAGACGAGAGCCAAACGAAAAGGATGTGGCTGGCGCATCTAAGCAAAGAGTCATCAGACCATGTTGATAAAGCACTGCTTGCTCTGGTTGATCACAACCCAACCTTTGCGCCAACGCTGGGAGAGTTCAAAAAACTGTTGCGAGACATGAACGTCAAAAAAGCAAAGTTCTTTGAGCGCGAGGCGTTGCCGCCTCCGCAAAACCGAAATGTAGGACTACAGGCTTTGAAGAACATGAAAGCGATTTTAAGTTGAGAAGCCTTGATCAAAACGCAATGTTTCACGCCTGGTGCAAGGTCGTGGCCGATCACTTGCAAGAACGAAAAGTAATGGTCAGCAAAGACACGGTCAAACAATTAGTTTTGCGGCAATTAGGGAACACCAAACTGATAGACAACATTCCTGGGCTGCCAGCCGACATCGTTTCGATGGGATCAAGTCACTACAAAAAAAGTGAATTAGAACTTACGAAGAACGACAGAGCAGCAAATTTTGTGAGCATGTCTGAGCTTTTGACACGGATGGAAGCCTGGGCCGCAACCGATTTAGACGGACTAATTTTAGAAAGGGATACTCATGAATCGACTTGAAGAAATGAGAGAACAAGTAACGGCGTATCACAAACAGCATCCAGAAGTTTTTCAAATGTTTGAAGAGTTTACGTTTCAGATGATAAATCGTGGATTCAAAAACTATTCTTCCAAAGCAATTTTTGAGCGCATTAGGTGGGAAAAAGACTCAGGAGGTGACGGAGAAAGTCAGTTCAAAATTGGAAACAACTACGCTGCGTTTTACGGAAGACGCTTTATGCGAAAGCACTTGCAGCACGATGGGTTTTTTAGAACTCGAAAACAAATCAGTGAGGGCAGGGAAGCTACTCACATGCCTGAAATGACACCGCTTCAGTTGCTTAGAGCATGAAAGACATAAACTTTGCTGGCTTGCGAAAAGCAATAAAACCTCCTAGCGATAAACAAGCGGAGTGATTTACAAGGTTGGCTGGAAGCCCAACAAGCGGCTACCAGAAAAATCTAAGGAAAGGCGGGAGATTCAAATTCAGACAGAAGAGTTCTTACAGAGAGGTGGTGTTATCCAGGTGTCTCCTCTGAATGTAGAGGCGTGTCCCATCTATCCTTGTCGCGCCTTTCTCCCGTGGAGGCCAGAGTAATGGGAAGAGTAGTTGTCACGCCAGCCGATAGCGCATTTTCAAAATGTATTCGTCAGCGGGATGGCTGGACATGCCAAAGGTGCGGCGGTCAGTACGAACTAGGAACGCAAGCGTTGCATTGCAGTCACTGGCATGGCCGAGGGTCTTGGTCTTTAAGGGTTCATTCTGACAACGCAGACGCTCTCTGTTACGGATGTCATATGCACTTTACGGGAAACCCCATGCTGCATCGTGATTGGCAGATTGAGAGAAAAGGGGAGGGGCTGTTGCAAATCCTGCAAGAGTTATCAAACGACACCACACTTGGACGTTACATCAAAAAGAACAAAAAAGAAGTTGCAGCGCATTACCGCTCTGAGTTCCGGCGTATGCAAAAAACAGGTTCAACAGAATTTGAGAACTGGAGTTAGAAATGAAATTTAACGCGATCAAGGGTTTGATTGGAGCGTTTGCGCCACAGATCGGGAAGGCACTTGGGGGGCCGTTAGGAGGCGCAGCAGCGCAAACGATTGCGGCTGTTTTAGGGTGTCAGCCAGACGAACGATCATTGACCACGGCAATGAGTACCGCAACGCCAGAACAGCTATCTGAGATAAAAAAAGCTGAGTTGGCATTTTCGCAACGTATGAAGGAGCTAGAAATTGATGTATTTGAACTCGAAACTCAAGACGCTCAAAACGCTCGTGAGGCGTTTAAAGGAGATTGGACTCCAAAAATTATTGCAGTCACGCTCGTCATTTTTTTTGGAGGATATATTGCACTGGTTACGCTCCAAGACCCTGCTTCAAATGACGATGGCATTGTTAATCTTGTCCTTGGTTATCTTGGTGGCCTTGTCAGTTCCATAATTTCGTTTTACTACGGCGCAAGTCACAAGCACAGTAAGTGAGAGTCCTTGATCTGTTTAGCGGAATCGGAGGGTTTTCCCTTGGCCTTCAAAGAGCGGGAATGGAAACAGTTGCCTTTTGTGAGTACGACAAAAAATGCCGTCAAGTTTTAAAAAAGCATTGGCCTGATGTACCGCAGTACGAGGATGTAAGGACACTTACCAAAGAGCAGTTGGACAAAGATGGAATCACAGACATTGGACTTATTTGCGGGGGCTATCCCTGCCAGCCATTTAGCACTGCCGGGAAGCGACAAGGCGAGGCAGATGACCGCGCTCTCTGGAAAGAGTATTTCAGGCTTGTCAAAGAGATCAGGCCAACTTGGGTCATTGCAGAAAATGTTGCTGGACACATCTCAATGGGCATCGACAACGTGCTGGCTGACTTGGAAGGTGAAGACTACGCCGTCCAGACGTTTGTTATTCCAGCTTGTGCAGTCGGTGCCTTCCACCGCAGGGACAGAGTCTGGATTATCGCCAACGCTAACTTTAGAAGAGGTTGTGGCAAAAACGGAAGTCGCAGAAGGGAGAATGTGGCCCACACCGACTCGCAGCATGTACAAAGGCGGCAGGAAGTTAGAAACGCTGAGAGAGGCAGGGCGCAACGAAACCAACTCTCTGCCGGATGCGGTCAACGTAGCGAACCAAGCAACTGGCTCTCTGAACCCGCAGTGGGTCGAGTGGCTAATGGGATTTCCGGCAGGGTGGACAGACTTAAACAATTAGGAAATGCAGTAGTTCCACAAATTCCAGAGATGATAGGTAATTTGATTAATGACTGTTGACGTTAAAGAACTTTATGAAGAGATATCAGCCGATGAGGGCAAAGTGCTTCACGCTTATCTTTGTAGTGAGCTACACGCAACAATCGGAATCGGTCACAAAATACTAGACACTGACCCAGAGAAAGACCTAAAGATATTTGGCATTAACTGGGAGACAGTCCCTGATGATCAGTACATAACTGAGCATCGTTGTTATGTGCTGTTCCAAGAAGATGTGCAAAAAGCCATTAGCGGTTGCATGAATATCTACAGCACTTGGGAAGAGCTACCGAAAGACCTTCAACACATTCTGATTAACATGGCCTTTCAATTAGGGCAAAGGGGGTTGTCAAAATTTAAGAACATGAACTCAGCAATAGAGCGAAGAGAGTGGGTGGAGGCTGGAGTTGAAATGATGGACAGCCGCTGGGCTGGGCAGACCCCCAACCGCGCAACTCGCTTACAGCAAAGGATGATTGCGCTTGAGTACACTTGAAAGGGCTGACCAGCTACTTGAGTTGTGGGCGCGGGAACTAAGCAAAGAAAGCTCCAACCCGTATCCGACTTCAATTCTTGACGGGAACTATGCGTTAGCGGTTGGAGGTAAGACAAGCTGGAAGAAGCAGTATGTAACAGCTAAAGAAACGCGAAGCCCTCCGAAATCCTACATCAATACAGATTTGCTGTTGATTGACGGCATAGTTAGCAAGATTGGCAGAGTGAAGCCGCAATACCCAGCAGTCCTAAAAGCTTACTACCAAACCGGAAGCCTCAAGCGAACAGCCAAAGCCGTTGGTGTAAGTGTTACCAAGGTAAGAGAGCTAAAGACAGCAGCTTTCGACATGGTTGTCGCGCTGTTGGATGACTAAGAATGTTACCTATCAAAACTTAGTGTAGATAAATGGCTGATTTAATTGCACGAAGAAAAACTTGTAGCGCGTAAAAATAAGGCCGACAATACTAAAGATGCAAGACCTGACCCCCCGTGATTTCCTCTTACTCCGTTCTGTGGGGGTCGGGTCGAGACAGATGAGGGCAGCATGAGCAGACGAATCCTAGTAAATCCAAACCGCAACAATTCAGAAAACCGCAGTTATAGTCAGTCGGTTCAAACTGACATGCTATACAAAGTTGATTTTAGCAATGCTGCCAGCGATCAGAGTACGTCAGTCTCCGCTGTAACCGCTGAGAGCAAAGGAATTCATGGATTAACTGTTACTAGTCCTACGGTCAGCAGCAACGTGGCCTCGTTCTATGCTAGTTCATTAACCTCTGGTGATGGAGCGATCAAGGTAGTCGCCACTTACGCTAACGCTAAAAAAGACACGCAGTTTGTAAAAGTACAGATCACAAACCCTGGCGAGCGAAGGTTTTATTGATGAGCGAATTGGAAGAGTTCAAAGGGCGCATTAATATCTTAGAGCAGCAAAGAAATGACGCGCTCAATCAAAACGTGATTCTGGGCGGTCAGTTACAGGTGGCAGTAGAGACTATCAAGGTACTTGAAGATGGCAATGACGCGAGCGCAGCAAAACAAAAAGATACGCCAAGACTCGCTAAGAGAACAACTTAGCGGCCAGGGTCATGTTCAGCATGTCGTTGATAGCATTCAGAAACTTGAGCAGCTGGACGAAGAACTCGACAGCACTCAAGTGCAACGCATCAGAGCAGCGATTGATAGCCGTCTGAAGTTAGTCGATAAGTATTTACCTAGCCTAAAAAGCGTTGAGCATACCGGCGACGAAGACAATCCCATTGCCATAGCAGCCTATGAAATTAGATTCAGCGACGAACCCGACGATTAGTATTCCAACTGCGTTCAAAGAACTGTTTGAACCGCACCGATACAAAGTTTACTGGGGGGGCCGTGGCGCAGGGAAGTCAGTACAGTTTGCATCAGCGTTATTACTTCTGGGAGCAGGGAACGAGCCAAAGCGCATCCTTTGCGCCAGAGAGATCCAACGATCAATCAAAGACTCTGTTCACAGTCTTCTAGCCAGCAGGATCAAAGCATTAGGTTTGAGTCATTTCTACGAGGTGACAAACAACGAAATCAGAGGCATCAACGGCACCCAGATCATATTTTCTGGGCTGCATCAGAATATAGAATCAGTAAAGTCCATTGAAGGCGTTGATTATTGCTGGATCGAGGAGGGCAATCGCGTCAGTGAGAACTCTTGGCGAACCTTGATACCAAGCATCAGAAAGCC